GTATAGGACTCGTATCCATCTCCTGCATCATATGGACGCATAAGATAGATATCGTAATCCTCCTGCATACGCTCTCTGAAGGAATAGGTGGACTCATGGTGCGCTTCCACCAGATCAACTATTGCATCGGCTGTTTTTCTCACCAGTACTTCACCTTTATCTTCTGTCGGCTGCCAGCATAGCTGTATCCGAAGTGATAGACAATACCGTAGATAAGAGCCTTGACCCCGTGATTATACTTGTCTTCCGGCACATTTCCAACTATATTTCCGTCCCTGTCCATCTTCCATTTATACGCTCTGGTCTGTCCGTCAAATGGATTGGGCACGGCACCAAACTCCGATAGCACCCCACGGCATGATGCATCTATCTTCAATCTTGGATACCTAGTTATGGGATCTACCTTGAGGAAACTCTTCAGCCTTTCCGTCCCGTCATTTATTGGAACCTTCTGGGACGCAAGGTAAAGTCCTGTCTTGGCAAGCCATACTTCCGCAGGGGCAGGCATCGCCTGATGCTGTGTCCCCGCTACGTCTATAACTCCGTACTGGACATCCTTCCACCACGGCTTGCCCTGAGCTTTCTCTATGATCTCCTCTGTGACAAGTCCTGTCTCGTATATCTCATCAAAGACACGGATGTTATCGTCTATGATCTGGACCGCTTCAAGAGCATAACCGCCAGCGTAGCCGGGATCAATCCATATATGCACAGGTTGCTCAGGTTCGTAATTAACCTCGCCGGAGTGTATGGATGCCCGGAAATCATTAAATACCAATCCTCTAGGTGGTACTGGCTTCCCCTCAATGCGCTCCATAAAGAAGTCATCACTGGAAATAGCCTCCAATCTTTTTATCTCTGGATCATCCCTGCCCTCAGGATATAGGTAGTGGTTTGAATAACTGGGAAGAGAGAAGCTCTGCTCATCACCTATGCCGGACTCCCAAGATAAAAATGTCTGGGGATACCAGCCAAGGGAACTCTCAAACGTACCGCCGAGAAAGAACCATCCCTTTCTAGGGGCGCATCTGCCACGAAGCCTGTAGAAGGTTTCCAGATCAAGCTGCGATGCTTCGCACCCTATAATCCCATTGGGTGCTCTCATAGCAAGCGTCCTTGGATCTTTGGCTGACTTGGTCTCTATCCTAGTACCGTCTGCCAGTATAATCCTTCCGGGGTCCACACGCTTTGTGACCTCTGCAAGGATTCCCATCTTAGCAAAGTCTGCAGTGAGATACTCGAACTCCGCCCTAGTCCTCTCGTAGTCAGCAGCCACCAGCCAATAGAGACCCGGACTGTCGTCATGCATAAACTTCTGAAGAAGAAACTTGGCAGCAACCATGCTCTTCCCCGCCTGCTCCCCACCAGCTACAAGGATAAACCTTTTGTCCGAAGAAAGAATATTCTCCTGAAGATCCGTGGGCTTAAACCCTACAAGATCATACACAGCCTCTCTAACAGAGGTCATGCATAGGACCCCTTCTTCTTCTTCCTTGAAGACGACATGGACTTGCCTGACTTGCTTGCGTACTTCTTAGCAGCTGCCCTACCCTTGGAAGTATAGGCGAAATGCCTCTTGCCAACTTTAGGCATAACAAACCCCCTTTAATTTAAACTAAACATTCGGGTGGAACTTCTGCCTGTGACTTAGCTCCGCATCTAAGAGGGCCTGCAGTTCCATCGAACTTAGATCAATCTTATCACGATACTCCTTTATCCACCTGCACAACCTGCACCCCGCATCATTCCCCATCCAGTAGCTTCATCCCAAGAGCTATGATACCACCCAAAGCCCCGGTGACAACAGCAATGTATTGATCTCCATCCATAAAAAGGGCAACTATAGAAATAGCAGCAAGAGATAATATAGCCAGTATAATCTGAGGTCTTATCTTATTAAAGAATTCCATAATAATTAATTATATATAATATATATATGCCCCCTTTATGAAAAATAATCTGTCATGGGTATCCTCCACGACCCAGCACACCACTTAAGCCCTAGTACCCCTTCTCACCTTGACGACCTGACAAGATCTCGTTGACTTGATTTAGAGCATCCTTGACATTAGACGATGACTCCACTGACGACGACTTAGTATCAGGCAACGACTTAGCAAGAGACCTTAGTTCACGCATAACATCCTTAGCTGTATCATCGGCCACAACAACAGTTGGTCGGTACTTACTAGGCAGGTTGGCATTAAGCAATGCAATCATAAGGACAGGATTCGATTGAGCAGTCTGCATCTTGACTCTCTGTAACGCTAGCTGTTCTAAGTTCTCACAAAACTCTAAGTCGGTCTCCTCCAACCTCTCAGCAAATCCATAGATGTTATCCTTCAACCACCTCATGATAGCTCGGTATTTAACTCCAGCGTATCTTGCTGATACGGTTTTACTCCTAGTCTCTTGGTAGCATTTCAAGAATCGTTCTTGGTTTCTCCATCTTCTCTTTTCACTAGGTCCGAGTTGTTTATAGGCTATCTCACTCCTATCATCTATCCTTTGGGCCTTCTTATCTTGCATCCTAGCTCCTAGACGGTGAATCAAAATGAGTACGAATTTCCGCCGGTTTCAGCAGCATTTTCTCATTTTGTGCCTAGCCTGTCAATTTAACTCCTATGGAGTTAAGAATTGGAATTTCGGACAGTGGAAATTTTGCCATGACTGGCCGATCAATCTAGCTTCTATGAAGCTAGGAATTTAAACTTTGAGTCCCAAAAATCCCCAATTTTAGATACGTCAACCCATAATCGGAGATTAGGGTTGACTTATCTAATTCTATAAGTTTAAACTTTGAGGGTCGATTCTGGGCTTGCCCCAAATTCATATCGACAGGAGACACACATTGGGAACACAGATTAGCAAAGCTAAAATCAAGCAGCTAGAAGCAAAGGGGAAAGACGGACGTATGCTCATGGAAGACTGGCTTGGGGTCTGGTTAGACCCCAAATATGGCAAAGTAGGTGAAGAATTCACCTACAGCAAAGGGCCTAGGGCTGGCGAAACTGGTATTACTACCAGTTTCCATGCTGTGACTAGTGGCTTCAATGAAGCCACACAGATGTACTATGACGCTAGCCCTATCGACTTCCTAAAGGAAGCCGAAAGCAGGAAGCTAATCACACTTAGGCCAGTAGGCAAGGGCAGGACAGGCAAGGGAGTGCCTGGTGTAAGAGTATATCCATACTCTGACACCACAAATCGAGGCTCAAGTATACTAGCATCTATGGGCTTAACTCCCAAGAGTTAAGTAGGTGTCCTGAGCAAGACGGTAAACTGCTCAGCCCTAATATATAAATATATATAAGAATATATCCCCTAAGAGATTGATTATCTCTTAGGGGATTATTAAATAAAGAAAGAAGAATAATTAAATGGCAATTAAGTTAGACAAGCTAAAGTTACTCGACCTAGTAGACGATGTAGGGGAATGCAGTGTCTGTGGAGATGACACACTACTAGTACTCTATGACCAAAAGGGTATGTCCTATATCTGCTCTGAGCAATGCCAGCTAAACTACAGACTACAATGTGGTCTATCTGGCTACAATGAAGTAAGACACGACTATGGCCTAACAATGAAGACAGTAGGCAAACTAGGGCAACTAGATGCCACTGAATTGTCAAGGATGTTTAGGTTTAAACACAAAATAAGCAGACGAAAATTTGAAGCTGTAAAAGAGGGGGATTCTATAGACAAGATACTAGGAATAATCGATAGGGTTAGCAGAAAACGACAAACCAAAAGGGTACAAGTAACTCAACCCTTTAGCTGGACAATACCGGAGAATCAATATGACAACAGTTAAGACACTAGAAGTATGTGATAGCTGCTTAGATTGTGCATATGACATGGGAATAGGAACATGGGAAGAACAAATAGAGCTAATGGCTGAGATGGGCTCAGATGTAGCAGACCACATATGTGAGACTAGAGAAGAACCGGACCTAGACATACGTTGTGACTGTGAGTGTAACCCTAAAAGATTCGAGTGGCATAGGAACCAGAGAAGACAACAAACATCACAGTAAATAGCCTAGTAAATAGGGTAGGTAGTACTAACATACTACCTACCCTTTTATATTGCCAAATAGAACCAGCTAGACCCATAAATGGAGATGATAGATGTATTGTGAACATGCTGCACAGTGTGACAAGTTAGAGACTGGGCCAGTACTTCTCGACCTAGGTAGATACGCCAAACCAGATACTCCACTAACCATAAGATATCTATGTGACCAACACACAGAAGTATATGCCAATCAAGGATGGTATGTGCCAACAGACAGGGAAATAATGCTGCGTTGTGCTCCAGAAATAGCAGGCATAAGTCGGAATAGTAGGGAGAATGGACAGTAAATGGAAACTAATAATCAAGTTGCTAAGGATAAACACATGATCGTTAAAGTTAAAAGAGACCGTATCTATGGAGTGGACAAATATTATCCAGCTAATAAGTTAGCTAGGCTGGCTGTAGATCTAGCGAAAACAAAACAGGTTACAGACGGCATGATCCAGTGCCTAAAAGATTACGGCTACGATGTGCAAGTCGTATCGGAAACAGAGACACTATGAGTTTCCATAAACAATATGAGCATTACACTTCTGACACATTAGACATAATCTCTAGATGTTGTAGTTATGAGGCTGGGGAAGATACACCCCTTAGTTATTGCCCTACCTGTAACAAGTTAGCCATTTGGGAGTGCTATGAATGTGGTGAAGTTGAGTGGGTTCCGCAAGGGCTTAGGTATTTGATGCCAGAACTGCGAATAGAAGACGGTTATCCCCCTTATGGAGTGGAAGATGCAAACTAACCGAGAAGTTATAGCTAACTGGTTCTGTGGGATGGAGGGTAAGTCTAATAATCTATCTACTGACGGCGCTAAATTATATTCATACGCCAAGCAGATAGGGTTCACCTTTGAGCATAAGAAATATGTCATAAATTATACGGCTAAGACCATATGTTATGACGGCCCAAAGTTATGGGGTTTATGCGGAGGTCAGTTCATATCCCAAACTACAAGCAAGCATATAGGAGAGGCTATTAGCTACATAACGGCACACACAATACCTATGAGACTAACCAACAAGATAGCGATACCGCCAAATCTATGGGATGAATATGATGCAATCTCCGCTACATTTATACAACTTGGCTATGTTGATATATTCCGTGAACAACAACAAGAAGAACAAACGCAAGAGGAATGGGAGCAAACCTTTAACATAACAAGTACCTAGAATGTCAATGAATACATTGACATTCCAGTCTTGTTATGTTGAGTTTAAATCGGGACTCCAGAACTGCGAGGTGAATAAAAATAATAGTATACGTCACAAAAATATAGAGCAGACAACAGTAAGAGAACACTAACCCCAGTTCTGGGTCCCAATAGAATTGAGTTTAAATTATAATAGGAAGGGAGACACTATGATTAGCACGTTTAAAAACCCAGAGGTCAATGAAGCACTAACAAATGCCTATGAGTGGGCAACAGAGAAAGAATTCAAGTCAGTATATGCCAGAGCTGCGAAGGCATATATCGAAGCCATATCTGCTAATCGCTGGGAGTATGGGGGAACAGACCCTGATAATGCAGATCATATACAGCTACTCTACATAATGAGCAATCTTCAATACTGGAAAGGAGACAAGGCAAGAGAGGCAAAGGCAACACTAAAGAACTATGTAGATTCGATAAAGGATTAGTAAATGGATAAGCGAAAAAACAAACTATGACTGCAAATATATGCGACAGCTGTACTGGACATGGAGACTTCTTTCATAGATGCAGGGCAGATGAAACATCATGTATAGATGGCAAGGATTGCCCTGATTATGTCGAGCACTGTTCATGTCAGATTTGTTATGAGGTAATAAATAATGGGAGAACTAAAGGGCAAAGGCGCAGTAATAGGCAGGGCAACAGGCATAGCAAGATTGCCTAATGATCCTGAGTTCAAGGAAGGGGACATAGTAGTGGCATCTATGACAGTGCCAGACAATGTGCCAGTAATGAAGATAGCAGCAGGTATAGCCACAGACCGTGGCTCTATCACATGCCATGCAGCACTAATAGCCAGTGAATTCGGTAAACCATGTGTAGTAGCCACACGAGAGGCGACAAAGCTAAAGGGTAAACTGGTCACGATTAATGTCAAAGGTATAAGAGAGGCAGGT